ATAGCGGTGGGTCAGACCCATCAAATCCAGAACAGTTTATGTTCTATGCAGATACAGCAGATAATAATAATTTAAAAATAAGAAACGCAGCAAATAACGCATTTACCACCATTGGTTCTGTTGATGAGGCAAATCTAGGTTTACTGCCTAAAGCAGGTGGTACGATGACAGGTCAGCTTTTAGGAGATGATGGATCTGCTGCTGGTAGTCCAGCGTATGCGTTTGACAACGATACAGATACAGGAATGTTTCGATCAAGTGCTAACACCATAGGATTTGCAACTGCTGGAACGGCAAGAGTATCTATCAGTAATGCTGGTCTTGATATGACCAATGCTTTACCTATAAGATTTCAAGATTCAAGTGGTTCTCCATTTGTTTCTTTAAAATCACCTTCTGCTTTATCTGGGAATGTAGATCTCACTTTACCTTCAAGTATTGTCAGTGGTGGATTTATGCAGACTGATGGTTCTGGTAATCTATCATTTCAGATTGTAGCTGGAGTACCAAGTGGAGCGGTATTTTGTATTGCAGTCGCTTCTGTTCCTTCTGGTTATTTAGAATGTAATGGTCAATCCGTAAGCAGAACAACATTTGCTGCTTTGTTTGCTGTTATTGGGACGCAATATGGTGCAAGCAATAGTTCTACTTTCAAAGTACCTGATTTAAGAGGTGAGTTTATAAGAGGTTTTGATAATGGTAGAGGAGTTGACTCAGGAAGAAGTGTCGCTAGTTCTCAAAGTCATCAGCACCCTCAACACAATCACGCTGTTAGTGCCTCTTCTACAGCAGGAGCACACTCTCACTCACTAAATTATCAAAGAAAACACGT